TGCTTGTCTCGGGCAGCGGTGACATCACCTGTTTTTTTGATGCCAACTGGCGGCTGCAAGACGGCTCATACGACACCGAGTCGCCGGTCTACATGCACCAGCTAGCCATTCGGCAGGAAATTGGCTCTGATTTCACGGGCGTGTTTTTGCTCAAGCGCACCGATGCCATCCCGCTTGATGAGCTGTGCAACACCAGTGACCGCGCCTTGTTTTATCTGGCGAACTGTGTGGTGACATCAGTGGCCACTCAGCTCACGCCTGGCGAATTGATCCAGAGCCAAATTCAGTTCGTCACGACAGGCCAAGTCAGACTGTTGCACGACGTGGCCGGAAAGTACCTTCTCTAGAATGCGTCCAGCGCGGTATGCGCCTTTGACCGGGAGGTTTATCCATGTCGCTCAACGTCCGACATAAACACAGCTCCGTTCAGGACCAAGCACCGCAGCCGTCGGATCTGGTAAACGGCGAAATCGCGCTGAACATCAACGCGAACAGCACTGCGCTCTATACCAAGAACAGTGCAGGCGCTGTGGTCAAACTGGCGCCGACTGATGCGCCGGTTGATTCGGTCTTTGGCCGCACTGGTGCCGTCGTGGCCGCCGATGGCGACTATGACCTAGGCGAGCTTGGCGATGTTGACCTAAGCACCACAGCGCCGACCAACGGCCAGTTTTTGTCTTACGACGGTGCCAACTGGGTGCCGGGTGATGTCGTAAGCAGCGTTGATCTTGGTTACACCGCATCGGCCACTGATGGCACGGTGACCAATAGCGCTGGCCTCGATGCAATCATCCCGCTTGTCACTGCTGCAGATGCTGGCCTCATCTCGCCCGGCGACAAGACAAAGCTTGATGGCATCCAAGCTGGTGCAGAGGTCAATGCTGTTGATTCTGTTTTTGGCCGTACTGGCGCTGTAGTCGCGACTGACGGCGACTATGACCTGGGAGAACTTGGTGACGTAGACCTTACGACTACACCGCCAAGCAGCGGTCAAGTGTTGAGCTATGACGGCACCAACTGGGTGCCGCACACAACAGCATCGGCACCTGTCGATTCGGTCTTTGGTCGCACTGGCGCAGTTGTCGCGACAGAAGGCGATTACGACCTAGACCAGCTTGGCGATGTTGATCTGACAAGCTCCGCGCCAACGAGCGGGCAATTTTTGAAGTATGACGGCGCCAACTGGGTGCCCGGCAGCGTCGTAAGTAGCGTTGACCTTGGTTACACAGCGGCCGCCAGCAGTGGCACCGTAACCAATACAGCGGGCACCGACGCAACGATCCCTGCATTTACTTCAACCAATGCAGGCCTAGTTGGTGGCAGTGGTGGCGGCACAGCCAACTATCTTCGAGCTGATGGCACATGGGCGGCACCTCCGGGTGATGCCACTGACCTTGGTTACACCGCCAGCGCAACGGATGGCACCGTAACCTCTAGCACCGGCACCGATGCCACGGTTCCGCTGGTCACAGGGACCAACGCCGGTCTGATGGCGCCTGGCGACAAGACAAAGCTAGATGGCATTCAAACTGGCGCCGAAGTCAACGCTGTTGATTCGGTGTTTGGCCGGACCGGCGCAGTCGTCGCTACTGAAGGTGATTACAGCCTTGATCAGCTGGGTGACGTTGATCTAACTACAACGCCGCCAACAACTGGCCAGATCCTGACCTACGACGGCGCAGGGTGGGTTGCTGATGACGTGTCAGTGCCTGACCCGTTGACGCTGAACAACCTCACCGTCAACACGCTGCTTACTGCCGAGCACATTCACGGCAATCTGGCCGGCAGCGTCTACATCCACGTTAAGAACACCGATACGGTGCAGCTTGATGCAGGCACGCCGTTTTATATCACCGGCACGGTTGGCGCTAGTGATCGCGTAGAGATTCAAGCCGCCGACAGCTCCGACCCCGCCAAAGGCCCGGCAGTGGGCTTGTTGGAAACCACGCTGGCAATCAATGGCGAAGGCAATGGCACGATCATTGGCGAGATCTTCAACTTCGACACGGCTACTCCGGGCTGGAGCACCAATGATGAGCTTTATGTTGCCAATGGCGGCGGGCTAACCAACGTCCAACCAACAAGCGGCTATCGCCAGATTGTGGCCTACGTCGGCCGCATTCAGGCCAGCACCGGCACGCTGGTCCTTACCGGCACCAGCATCGACCCAGTTGCTGGATCGAACGGCCATATCCAATTCAACGATGATGGCGGGTTTGGTGCTGATTCTGGTCTGACGTTTAACAAGACCACCAACGAACTCACCGTTGGTGTTAGCAATGCCGACCCTGGCACTGCAACAGTCAAGGGTGATCTCAATCTTGACAGCGGCGGCAGCTTCTCGACCACAATTCAATCGGTCACCCCAACCGCCAACCGTACGATCAGCTTCCCAGACCAAACCGGCACCGTCGGCCTTGTCTCTGGAGCAACCGGCAACATCCAGTACAACAATGCTGGCAAGCTGGCTGGCACCGCAGATCTGAATGTAGAGCTGGAATGGACCAGTGCCGGCGGTACTTACACCGGCCTCAAGGTCAACGTTGACGACGGTTCAAGTGGCGCTGCTTTAGGCAGCGGCAACCTGCTGGATCTTCAGGACAATGCCACTAGCAAGTTTGCTGTAACTCTTGAAGGTTATGCCATTCAAGCCGTAACCACAGTCGGCGCATTGCCTACAGCAGCTGCCGGGAATGCAGGCGCCCGAGCCTTTGTCTCTGACTCCACTGTTGCGGCTGCTGGCAACTTTGGCGGCATTGTCGCTGGCACTGGATCTAACACCGTCCCGGTTTATTCTGACGGTGGAGCCTGGAGGATCGGCTGATGACTTCCTCTGCACACCCTTCGATTCTCTGATCCCATGGACATCCTCACCGTTACGATCACCGACACCCGCACCATTGACGGCCTTATTTTTGCCGCCAATAGCGCCAAACTTTCTCCCGAAGATTACGCCACCTGGCTCCTCACTCAAGACGGTAAGCGTTACGCCGATGCCAACAGCTACGGTGTCATTACCAGCGCTGCATTCTTTGCACGCTTTACTCCAACTGAATATAATGATGTTTTGACTGCAGCAGCTGACCGTGTTGTAGTACCTGATCCAATTGGTGGTGTTCCTACCGCCGATGAACAGAAGATGTATGATGATGCAGTAGCTGCTTATGCAGCCCTGGAGAACCCTACTCAGGAACAAACCGACCTGTATGAAGCCATGGTTGCTTCCTACCAAGCTGCATGTACTCCCGATAACCAAGCTGAGATTGACGCAGCCGAGGCTAAGAACGATGCTGCTGATGAAGTCCAAGCTCTTGTTGTTGAACTGACCAACGCTGAACGTGTTGCTCTTGATGACCAACGTGTGACTGACGGTCTTTCCTTGCTGGTTAGCCGTGGTCTCCTTGGTTCTGATCGTCCCGCCACTATTACTTCTTATGAGCGTCCCACCGTTGGAGGTGTGTGATGACTATGGTATGGAGTCCCGACTACGAGGACGCTCCCGCAACATACATTGCTGCGGTAGAAGCTGCTGATGGTCAAGGACTAGAAGAAGAGGTAAAAGCTGCATACACCGAGTTTATCCTTGGCTGTATAAGCGATGGTATTTGGGATGCAATTAAAGCTAGTTGCATCCTCGCTGGGGCACGTACTCTTGCTGGTGCGTTGGTTCCGTTGAAAGGTGTTGCTCCAACTAACTTTAATTTGAGTGGATACGACCGCAAATTAGGCCTTGCAGGTAATCCTGTAAATGGCAGACTGCTTACAAGTTATACTCCTTTACAGAACAATAACCACGGCGCAGTATGGCTGTCTAGTCAGCCAAGCGTAGGTTACATACTTTTAGGCAACAAAGATGGAGCCGGTTTTGGATTTTACCCAAACACTAACGTTTATGTCCTAGCAAATAATACAGCCGGAGCTTTTCAGGTTGTTTCTGCCGGGATACAACTAACTGTTGGTTTTGTAGGTATAGAGCGCTCTTCTTCTGCATCTTATACATACCGAATTGGATCTTTGAACGGCACAACTGGTTCAGGGAATAATTCAACAACTCCCCTGACAACTCCCGTAAGTGTTTTTGCTGGAGATCCTGCTTTTAGAAACGGTTATCCAACAGACGCCCGAATCCCCTTCTACTCCCTCGGAGAATCCCTAGACCTCGCACTCCTCGACACCCGTATTTCTGCCTTTATCACCGCCATTGGAGCTGCTATCCCATGACACTAACAGCTGGAAAACTAATCCTGGCGAAGGACTACATTTACGGTCCTGCTGACCCTGATGTTGCTGCATACATTGCTGCGGTTGAAACGGCAGATGGTCAAGGGCTTGAAGAAGAAGTGAAAGCTGCCTATTCAAATTTTATTACTGGTTGCAAAGCTGACGGTATCTGGAACGCTATCAAAGCATCTTGTATCCTTGCAGGTGCTAGAACTTTGAGTGGAGCCTTGGTTCCACTTGTTGGAACGGCTCCTACTAACTTTAACTTTGTGGCGGCGGATTACAACCGAAAGACTGGATTGAAAGGTGATAATAGTGCGAAGAATTTAAATGCAAATAGGCTAGGAGATGCCGATCCAACAAACAATCAACACCAGTCAATTTATGTATCTACTTCTGCAACTGGTGGTGGATACCCTCAATATATCAGCTCTTCTGATGGTTCTAGGTTCAGAAACATAGCTTGGAATATCGGTTTAGGTATATATGTCTTTCCAAACACTACAAGCATTGGAGCAGACTCTGGCGGTGGATCACCAACTGGATTTACAGGACATTCTAGGGACAACGCATCTACTTTTGATTTTTTTGTTAACAGTACTTTGACGGCAGACATAAATCAAGGAAGTAGTGCTGCACCAAATGCAGATACTGTTCTTTTTAGTCTTAGTGATGGTACTAACAGATCAAATGGTCGGATTGCCTTTTATTCTATCGGCGAAGCCCTTGACCTTGCCCTACTTGACGCCCGCGTATCTACCCTTATCTCAGACCTTGGAGCAGCTATCCCATGACCTGGAAATGCCGAGCACAATATATTCCACCATTTCCTGAAAGCCCTAGTGATGGTCAGGTATTTGTAGATATTAATACCGGAATCTCTTGGACCTATTCAACAGGCACTGGTGAATGGACACAAACACCGTAACCAACCATGAGTATCAACCTTTTTGACGTAATTAAAAACTATAAAGGGTTGCCTCATCAATTCAAAGCCGTGCAGGAAGCCCTGCTTATCGTCGAAAAGTAGAACGCCTTCCTGACGCAACTCTTCAAACAATCACCGCATAAAAAAGGAGCAGTTCGCGGCTGCTCCTCTTTGTGAAAGCGGTGGTTCGAGTGGCTTCTCGGGCACTCGATGTGATCGCTGGCGAAGCGATCAAGTAACGCAACCTACCGTCTCCGGTAAATTACTCAGACACGTTACCATATACGGGCAATCTTTTACGAGAGATCGCAAGCGTCCGTAGCTGCCCGGCTGCGGTGAGGCCAGACCCCCGAGAAGGCTGGCCACCGGGCAATCCTTTAGATCACCATCTTCGTGGACAGCGCTGGATCCTCTTCATGCGCAAGAGGATCAAAAGAGCCATCCACGTTTGCATCACCAACCGGCTCGGGCGCTCTGCGTTCTTCATCCATCGCATCTAGCGAAGCAAGCCACGAATCAAGCGCATCACGCGAGGCGGTCTTGATCGGAAGTGACAGAAACTTGCGCAGTGGCTTCAGCTCTCGGAAGTACATGCTGCAACCCTTGCGGTAGGCGATGAAATAGCGGCCATCCCAATCTCTGCCGGTTTCAACGGTCATGCCACCGTGAAGGTTCAAACGGTCGCGCTTCATAGACTTCAATCAAAGAGGTGAAAAGTGGACGCGCAAACTAGGGAGAATTGGCTCAAGGTAAAGGCAGCACTTGAGGCAGCAGGCAAGACCGATTGCGACTTCTACCGTCGTGCCTGTGCAGTTCAGCGGACTGGCAACGATCCAGGGCCGTTCAATAATTCCAGCGAATCCGGCCGCCATTAGGACGAATCCCTAGGTGGCAAAACCCACGAGGCGCGCCATAGCCAACGCTGTGTGGCCAGTGCCTATCGCAATAGTCCTGCACCGCTTGGATGCTGACACCATCAATCAGAAAATCAACAGCGCCTTTGCCTGGCACTGAATAGGTGTGCTCAGAGTTTGTGGCACCGCCCAGCTGGCTATTCAATGGCTCTGGCCGGTGGCCGCTTGTGATGATGATGGGATTGCCGCCAAAATGGCTGCGCACCTTCTCTAGGAACTGGCAGAGCTTTAGAGCGGTTTCGCACTGATGCTGGTGAGTGAACCGCCTAATCTCTTGGTACTTGCAGATTTCACCGTAGGTGATGTGCTCGGTGACGTGGTAACCAAAAGGCTTGGCGAAGGTAAAGCCGTCGTTGGTGCTCGGCCGTTCGCGGTACTTTTGCACCCACTCCGCCGAGTCAGTCAACAGAGCAGGATCGACATCAGCGATTGCCTTACGCAGCAGCTCAATGCCGTCAAGCTGTTGCGGTTCGCCTCTGAAATAAACCCAGAAGTTACCCCAGTCTTCCTCGGAAAACATGATGTCTTGGATCGTCACGCGGCAAAGATCTTTTTGAGTTTCATTATCGCCAGCACTTCACGGTTTTGCACGTACTGCCTGCTGATACCAAGCCTCTTGGCGACTTCAGTTTGTGACAGAGGAAAAAAATCGGTGCCATCCTCCTCCGTTATGGCAAACCGCAGTTGAATGATCGTTTGATCTCTAGGCGGCAATTGTCTGATGGCTTTGAGTGCTCGGCCTTCACTGCCGAATAGCTCCATTTTTTCCGCATAGTCCCATGGGGTTTCACCATCGCTTGCGATCAATTCAAGGATCGAGGATCCCTCTTCATCTTTGGTGCTTGTCCTTACGTCAAGCGATGATGCATCGGAGGCGTGCTTTAGGTATTCGCCCATAATCATGGGCGAGACGTTGCACTCTTCAGCGATCTCTTCGACTGTTGGTGCGCGGCCATTCTCAAAGCGAAACCGCTCGACAAAGTATCGAGCTTTTACCAAGCAGTCAGACGCAGCGTATGGCAGCTTGATGGTGCGATCGGTCTGCGATACAGCGCGAGTGATGCCTTGCCTAATCCACCAGTAGGCATAGGTTGAAAACTTGTAGCCAAGGGCAGGGTCGAACTTTTCAACGCCACGGACAAGGCCAGCAACGCCTTCCTGCAATAGGTCTTGCATGTCAAGCTTGCGGCAGCGTGGCAGGTACTTTTTAGCCAGCTTGGTGACAAGGCGCATGTTGGCCAAGATCATCCGCTCCCTGGCACGCTTGCCAGCACGTAGGCGGCGCCGTTCAGCTGTTGTGTATGGTCCGTCTGGTTTTTCGTTTAGCAGCTGCATCATTGCCTGAACGCAGCGACCAAGCTCAATCTCTTCGGCTGGCGTTAGCAGCGGGATTTTCCCGGCTTGGTTTAAGT